TAATTGGATTAAAGAATTACCTGAAGGAACTAAAATAGAAATATTTGCTAGTGTATCTGGTGAAGATGGAACCAATGCACAACTTGCAAAGATTCATGCTATGATCAGAGAATTAGCTAATGATATAGGACATACATTTCAAGAACTTAAACTTGAAGTTAAAAGAAAAACAGGATTATGTTTTGTTAAAGATGGACAAGAATATTGTAAATCATTTAAGGACTGTAGTAAACAAGAATTAAATCTAGTTATACAGTCCTTAATTGAAATGGGGGATTTTACTGGGGTGAATCTTCGTTAGATTCCTTTTCCTTTGCTTTCTTTCTTAATTGAGCTACTTCAGAAATTATTTCAGGAGCTTTTTCAACACCATGTAACATTTTTTGAACTGTATGACTTAAATTTGCATCAGTTTCTTTTAACAAACCTTGTGCATCAGCTTGCCAATGTATTTCAGATATAAGTGTCATAATTGTCCAAATAGCTCTTTGAGTATCAGTTATTTCTTCAGGTTTCATACCTTCAAAACCATTTCTAATATTATACATAGTATGAATTATATCAGATGCGTTAAGAGGATCCATTAGATGAAAAAATAAACCATCTAATGCTTTATGAAACTGTCCTGAAATAGGAACATTAACAATAGCTTCATCAGGAAGTTCCATTGTTTTTGTTTTTTCAAGTTCATTAAATTTTTTTATTGTATTAAGTCTATCTTCTTTAGTAAGTTCTATTGGATCTTGAAGATTAAATTCTTCTTTTCCAGTAACTTTTTTAGTAACTTTTTTAGTAGATTTATCAGTTGATTTTTTTTTGGCCATCATTTAAAATTTTAATTAATTATATAACTAAAGATAAGCATTTTTTGCTATCTTTGCAAACCACATATTATGTTTAAAGAAGATATATTAGAAATGACAAATGACATACAGTCATTTAAAGAAACGTTTGAGAACAAATATAAAAAAAATATCAGTATACTTGTTAGTGATAAATCAGATGTAGTCTTTAATGTGAGACAATGGGAAGATGAGATCCAAGCAATGAAAGAAGCTCATCAAGTTAAAACTATAGAAATACTTGAAAAATTAGTATTAGGTACAATGCGTACTTTATATCCTGAATTTAGAATGAGATCTTTAGGAAAGGAATGTAGAAAAAGAGAATTTGTAATATTCAAACAACTCTTTTGTTATATGTGTAATAAAATGGGATTTACATTACAATACACAGGTAGTCAAATTAATAAACATCATGCAAGTGTATTACATAGTATTAGACAAGTAGAAGGTTTATTAAAAATAAAAGATCCTCAATTATGTGAGGCTTATGAAAAATTAAAAGAAAATATTAGAAATTATGTTAGAACTATTCCAGAAGATGTTAAAAGACAAGCTTACACCGAACCAATTACTTCTCTTGTATGGGATTAAGAATAGTATTTCTTTTCCTGTAGAAAATAAAAAAGAGGATGCAAAAAAATTAATTGATTTAGGATTGTTAGTATATAAAAAACCTAAATTTACATTAACTTCTAAAGGTAAAAGTATTTGTGTTAAGTTTGATCAATATTTTAGAGTTGCAAAAAAAAGAACTACTACACAATTATTAGGTAAAGGTTATGCAGAAATGCTTAAAATATATAGAGAAGCATGGCCAACAGGTAAATTACCAAGTGGTAAACCAGGTAGACAAAATGTTAAAACATTAGAAAATGCATTTAGATGGTTCTTTGATACATATGATTATACATGGGAAGAAGTTGCACATGCAACTGTCATGTATACAAATGAATACAGACAAAAAGATTATATGTATATGAAAACAAGTCAATACTTTATATGTAAAACAGATAAACATAAAGTAAAACATTCAGAATTAGCTGACTATTGTGATATGGTTCGTGATGGTGTAACTCTAGAAACAAAAGAACACTTTAAAGAAAAAGTAGTATGAGTAAAATTAAACCAGCATGGGACGGACAATATCAGTCTTTTAATGAAGCACTGAAATATATGCTTGCTAGGCAGAGTGGTAAAGAGAAATCTATACAAACACCATGGCCTAAGTTTAATGATGCTATTACAGAAGGATTAGAATGGAATACTCTTACAGTAATTGGAGGTAGACCTGGATCAGGTAAAACTTTAATTAAAGATCAAATAGTAAGAGAATCATTTATTTTAAATCCAGCTGAAGATTACAGAGTTTTAGAATTTAGTTTTGAAATGGTAGGTAGAACTACAGCATTAAGAGAGTTTTCATCTTTAACTGGTAAAACTTACAAAGAATTATGTAGTGCAGGAAGTATTTTATCTAAAGATATATTTGATAAATGTCATATATATGCTAAAGATAGAATTAAAAGTCCTGTAGATATAATTACCACACCAATGACTGTAAATCAAATGAGAGATCAAGTAGATATATATATGAACTTACATCAAGGTAAGAAAACTATTATTACTCTTGATCATAGCATTTTAGTAAAAAGAGCACCATATCAAAATAACAGATTAGATATGTTATTTGAATTAGGTGAGTTCTTTACACAATGTAAAAGAGACTATCCCTGTATGTTTATATGTTTATCACAATTAAATAGAAATATAGATAATCCAGACAGAGCAGTAAATGGTAAGTATGGTAATTATGTATTAGAATCAGATATATTTGGTTCAGATGCAATGTTACAGCATGCTGATACTTTAATAGGTATTAACCGTCCTGCTAAACAAAAGATTAGATATTATGGACCTGATAGATACATAATAGAAAATGATAGAACTTTAGTATTACACTTTCTAAAAGCAAGAAATGGTGATACAAGAATGAGTTTTTTCAAAGCAGAATTTGAAAGAATGCAAATAACTGAGATGGATACGCCACCTCAAGAACAAAGAAGATAATATATGAAACCAGAAGAGCGTAAAGCAAAAGTATTAGAATTAAAAAAAGAGCATGAAGATTATTTCCAAACAATTGGAAAAATTAATGCATTATATATTCCTAAGATGGCATATAGACCATCAGGAAAGGATGAGTTACATGTATCATTCTTTCCAAGTGAATTACAAAAAGGTAGAGATATTTATACTGAATTTGTTAGTATTGAATATAATTCAGAAGATCCTAAAAGAACATTATATTTATTAAAACATAATGCTCATTGGGCTGAAGAATATGAAACAGTAACAAGTAATTCAGGATTTGAAAGGCATATTGTACCTGTAACTGAATTAAAAGTAATTAATGATGTGACTAATAGAAGATCACCTATTAAAGAACCAGAATTAATTAAAGATCCAGAAAAAAGAGAAATAGTAGATGTTCTTATAGGTATTGAAAGAGCATTATTAAGTATAAACCAAAAATTAAGTAAATAATGGCACAAAGTGTATTAGTTATAGCTGACTCAGGGTCAGGTAAATCAACGTCTATTAGGGATTTAGATCCTAAAGAAACGTTTATAATTAATATTGCTAATAAACCTTTACCATTTAAAGGATGGAAAAAGAATTATACAGCAATAACAAAAGATAATCCTAAAGGTAATATGACACCAGTTTCATCTGCTGCAGGGATTATGAAAGCTATGATGCATGTTAATGACAAAATGCCTCATATTAAAAATCTAGTAGTTGATGACTGGCAATATATGTCCAGTTTTGAATACTTTGATAGAGCTGATGAAAAGGGTTATGATAAATTTACCTCTATTGCAAAGAATCTAGCACAAGTTGCTAAGATGCCTAAAGATATGAGAGATGATTTATATATATTCTTTTTAACACACTCTGAAGAATCAACAGATGTGAATGGGCACAGAAAAGTAAAAGCAAAAACTGTAGGTAAAATGATAGATAATGCTTTAACTTTAGAGGGTTTATTCTCTATAGTTCTATTTGGCAAAGTTGTCAAAGGAGAAGATGATAAGTTAAGTTATGTATTTGAAACAGCTAATAATGGAGAAAATACTTGTAAATCACCAGACGGTATGTTTGATGATTTACGTATAGATAATTCATTAAAAGTTGTTAAAGATGCAATTATTGAATATGAAAATTAATAAAAATGAGTGAAGTAAATTTAAAAAATAAGAAAGTTATGTTAAATACTAAAGACATGTCTGCAGGAAGCGGACGTACTAAACCTGTATTAGATCCAGGTAATCATGTAGTAAAGATTAATTCTATTACATTAGATCAAACACCGTATGATGCAGATTCATACAATATACATTTACACGTAGAAACTGCACCAGTTGGAGGTGATTTTGAAGGTTTCTTTAGAGACTATAATGATCAATCACAAGGTAGATATGAAGGTCAAATAGGAAGAGTAAGAATAAGTCCTTTTCCATTCAAAGACACTACATTACCAAGTGGTAGAGAGATTAGCAGAGATCAAGAGATCTTAAAGCACATGATTACTTTAGCTGAAACATTAGATATGAGAGATGGATTAGATTCTATTGAAGCAGAAACTATTGAGTCATTTATGACTGAATGTAATAATTTAATGGGAAATTCTAAACTTATGAACATGTGTATAGGTGGTCGTGAGTGGGAAAATAAAGAAGGTTATGTAAATAATGATCTTTTCTTACCACGTATATCTAAAGATGGTATTGCTATGGAAGCAATAGATAAAGAGAATTCTAGATTACTTCAGTTTGACCGTGCTGTACATGTTAAAGCTTTAGTTAAGAAAGATTCACCAGCTAATGGAGTGGAAACACCATTCAAAGCAGACTCAGGATCAGGTTCTGATTTTGAGCTTTAATAATTATATTATTAAGTTAACAGGAAGAA